GATAAGGGATAAGCGACCCCCTAATATGCGAATGATTTTTGGTGGTATTGTAGGTAGGGCTATCCAAGACATGATAGTTCATAAGTTATCTATAAGCGAAGTTATGAAAGGAAAAAAAGATGCTAAAAGAGATAGCTAAGTTACAAACCGAAAATAGAAACTACCAAAAGCAACAAAAGAAACAAGATAGTTTATTAAGACAAAGGGACGAAGAAATTACCGAACTAAGAAAGAAATTAGATAAATACGAAAAAAAAGAAAAAGAAGTTGCTAAAAATCAAAGTTACATACATGCAAAAGTTTTAAAAGAAATAGAACAAAAAAAACAAAATGAAAGGAAACATGACACAAAAGACGGAAGAAAAAAGTAAAGGCTCATTTAAAGACAGAAGAAAGGAATGTATAGATAAATTAGCCACAAGTGTAAAAGGAATGGATTTTAAAGGTAAAGAATATTTAACCGTTGCAAAAAGACATAATCATTTATTAAAATTTTTTCCGGAATCTAAAATTGACGAACAATTAATTTACCAAGACGATAATAAAGTTATTACTAAAACAACTTTGTATATTGGCGATACTCCTTTTAGTACCGGACATGCAGAAGAAAAAAGGAACGCCACTTTTATAAACAAAACTTCGGCTTTAGAAAATGCTTTTACTTCAAGTTTAGGTAGATGCTTGGCAAGTTTTGGTCTGCATGGTACGGAATTTGCTTCGGCGGAAGAATTAGCTAATGCGTTGTTAAATCAAAAACAAGGTAGTAGCGATAATTTAGAAAAACAAATAGACGAACAAAAAACACAAACCAAACTAAATTCTTTATATTCTAAATTTAAAACAAGACAGGAAGAAATAGAAGTATTGTTTAAAAAGAAAGAAGAATCAATCAAACAAAATGGAGGACAAAATGTCAAATCAGGTTGGTAAGCAAAAAGACTGGGTGTTATTTCCTTATGACGCTAATAACCCTAAAGCGGTAAAAATAGATTTTTCCGGTAATACAAAATTAGCGAATGGCGAAAAAGGAACTATACTAGGTTCAAAGGGTACTTCGCAAAAGGGAACTAAATTTATAAGAATATTTGCACAAGTAGGTGTATTATTTAAAGGCGATGATAATAAATTTACCGGAAATTTACATGCACCGGAAGTTGCCCCTAATCAAAAAAGTTTAATTGGTTGGTTAAATGATAAATCGGAAAAACCTAATTTATCCGGTTATCAAAATGACCCACAAGATAAACCACAACAACAACAACCAAAACAAAACGATAATGATTTTGACTTTTAGTGAAAATATTTTTTTTGTATTTATTGGTAATTGTTGGCGATAGTTATGCTGCAATTAAAATACCTATTGGATTTACATTAAGGCCTATAACTTGTGAAGAAGCATTTTATAACAATGTTAAATTTGTAGATAATAAAAACCATAAACTTTATGAACCTTTAACCTATGTTACTTACAAAAAATATCATGTGTTCGGTCATTATTGTAAAGATATTAATGGTAATTATTATTGGGGATATGAAGAACAACTTAATTATGATTTAGGACATGAGTAATATTAAAAATATAAATCAAATATCAAAAGAACTTGAAAAACTTTTGAAAGAAAAACAAGAACAATACGGAAGTTTTAGTTCTACAAGCTATGTTTTTAAAGGCATGTTAGAAAATATTCTTTCGGCTTTTAATGGTTATCAAGTTCGTTGTCCCAACAATATCTTCGGCGTTTGCATGACTATTGTTAAATTATGGCGTTCAATAACTAATAAAAAATATAAAAAAGATACCTATGATGACATCAATGGGTATAACGAATTAAATAGAAATCTTAAAATGGAAGAAAAAGATGGCTAATGATATAATAAAAGTTCCAATGACTCCTTTAATGATGAAACTATTGAATTTTATTAAAAAATATGTCAAAAAGAACAAGTATTATCCAACTTATCAAGAAATGGCTGATGCATTAGAATTTAAAAGTAAAAATTCGGTAACGGTATTAATTAATAAGTTAGAACAAAGAAAAGAAATAAAGCGTTTAAAAGGATATAGACGAAACATAGAATTAAATGGCTAAAGTAGAAAAAAACAGCTTACAAGAATTAGTTGTTAATTTTAAAGAATTTTTTGTTGGCAAAACCGTAGAAGAAGCTACGGAAAAAGCATATCAACAAAAAACACCTAAAGATGACGCTATAATAAATATTACTGACAAGCGTTTTCTTGGGACAAATATAAAAATAGTCAGTAAGGATAATGATGACGATAAATCCCAAACAAATCAGGGATCTGAAAGCAAAGAAAGACAGATTGGTGCTTCTAATGAATAAGCATAAAAGAATGATTCGTAAGTACCAAGTAAAATTACCTGTCTTACATGAAAAGATTGCTGATATGGAACAAAAACAAGATAGTATTTTTACTTAAAATACTATACAAATTGAAAGTTGAATTTAGGGTGTAGGGAATTTATCTCTTAAAAGAAAGGAAACATGAATAATCATAGAAAACATACCGTAGAAGACGATTTAGAACTTTATAAACACATTGGAAAAAAAATATTAGAAGCTAGAACCAATAAAAACCGAAATATTTACCCAATGAATCCTAATAGAAAAATACCATGTAAATTTGTAACCCAAACGGAACTAGGTAAAGCAATAGGAATTACATTTCAGCAAATTCAAAAATACGAAAAAGCACAAAATAAAATACCTTTAGATAAATTAGTTTCCGTAGCTAGATATTTAAAAAAACCATTGTCTTTTTTTATACCACAATTAGACGAACCATTAATATTAAAGCCGGAATGGGAAGTTAAAAATGTCCAACAGTAATTTTGTACCGGTTAATGATAAGCTAAAAGCCTTAATACCTGATCCGATAGAATTAGACGCTTATAATCATTTTTGCGAAATTGTTGAAAGAATGATTATTAACGGACATGAAGCACACAAAACTATACCTAACTTTGAAGAATGTAAGCCGGAAATAGAAACCTTTAAAGTATTTGACGGTATTGAAATTCCGGTTCATGGCTACGCCGATTTAAAAGGTAAAATGATTATAGAGGATAAATGTAAGTTTCCTAAAAGGGGTAGGGTAAAGAAAGACGGTACTAGATCATGGCTTACTTCTAAACTTCCTGATGCACCAACAAGCGACCATTTATTGCAAACGGATTTTTACCATTACGCTACCGGATTACCAATTTATATTTGTTATATAAATGAAGAAAGTTTTAAAGTTTTTCATGCCGATAATTACGAATATTTAAAGCCGGAAAGTATTATGTCTAGGCTACCAAACTTTATTCAAAGGTGTAAGGTAAGGCAAAATTTATTATCTATAAGTAATGACGCAAAAGTAATCAAAGACTACATTCAACCGGATTTTGAAAACTTTAAATGGAAGAATGAACTAGACCCTGATTACTTGATTAATGCTATGAATTTTTGGAAAAATTAATTTTTAAAAAAATCTTAAAAAAACCCATCAGCAAATAATTGTCGCAGCAATTATGAACTACCCTAAAACTTGAATCGTCTATTCTTCAATAAAAATTTTTTTTTGTAAAAAATTGAAAATCCCAATTTGATATAATGTCATTATAAAAATTTTTATGAGAAATTTTTATCGGTAATGAAAATTACCTAGCTATGTTAAATTGTAAATAGGGTTAGTAAGTTCTTAGAATAGGAGCAACTATGAGTGAATATTGGGATAAGGTAGGGAAGATTTATGATAAAGTTAATAATCTTATACCTAATCCATTACCTAAATGTTCAAGGTTAGAATGTAAAAAAGCACACCGAATTTTAATTAAAAAATTTGGTAATCATAAACATTCACCCTTGAAAGGAAACTATCCAATAGATAGTTATGTTAGATGGAACAAAGGTTGGGCTAGATTAATTCATGATCTATCTCATTACATTTATAACTATCGGAAAGGTTATACAAATCGTTTTAGCCATTCACTGCAACATGCGTTGTTAGAATTAGAA